TATGGTTTCTCCTAGTGCCGATATGGTTTCTCCTAGTGCCGATATGGTTTCTCCTAGTGCCGATATGGTTTCTCCTAGTGCCGATATAGTTTCTCCTACTGATACTGATAAAACCGGTGGTAAAACTCGTCGTGTTAAATTCTTCGATATGTTCGGTATCGGTGCTATGCCTAAACGAGTTAAAACCCGTCGCCGTCGTAGAACTATTAAGAAGAATCGTCGTCGTGCTAGAAAGGGATCCAGACGCCGTTAGATAAAGGACTAGAGAAGAAAAACACAAGATAAAAGACAATACTTCATCATGCATAGTGGTAAACTCCAACCATATATCCTGTGTTCGGACTGTATAAACATACAAAATAAAAACAATAAATCTATATAAAATCTATTGTTTTAGAATATATATATTCAATAAATGTCTATTACCTATTCAAATAACGCAGAATATCGCCAAGCCCTCCGTAAATTCTGTGATATGTCTTGTAATGATATATCAGTAGAATACGACGAAATCGACGATGAATCCAAAGATGAATTAATATATGATAGTGTAGCAATGAATCAAAAAATGGACGAAATATTTAAGAAAACGAAAAACGACGAACTTTGGACCAAATTATATGAATTAGCCGCTGCGAAATTCTTTTCTACGAATTTAGAAATCGGTCTAACTGTACTCTTTTCCTACCATTATTTCCCCGGATTTTACGATTGTTGGATATCATATTCCCAAAGTAAAGAATCATGGTCTAAAAGAAACGAATTTTATCAAATATTATTATCTATATTATAATATAATGCCCCGTTGTAGTAAAGGAACTCGTAAAAATAAGTCTAATGAAAAATGTGAATCCTCTAAAAATAAGACATTATCGAATCGCCGTATCAATATTATTTTAGACAAGGAAAATAAATTTAGAAAAGAATCGGACAGATTATTAAAAACATCTACTTCTCTCTCTGCTACTGAAATGGCACAATATAAAAAGAAACTATCCGAATTACATTTCGAAAAGAATGTCAAATTAAATAAACTCAATGATTTATCTACAGTATTAAGGAATTGTATTGAACATAAAAATGAGTATGTTCAAAATATATAATTATCATAAATAATATATTTATTGATGATATCGATTTATTGGTATTTTACACCATTCACATTTACTACGTAGTAAATGTGATTTGGTAACCGTACTGCGAAGCGACTTTATAACCGATAAATTGCCTTTTTTATATCCGAGAAATCGCCTACGGCGATTTCAGGTTATATAAATCGGCAATTGAAAGGTTAAAAGGTGTAAAAGGTGTATAAGAAAGAATTAAAAATTCGCCAATCCAGTAAGCATATCGAGTTGCTCCATAAAATCACCCTCAGTATAATCAATCTTATCATATGCGAATAATTCGGTATACTTTCCGAGTTTCTTAAACACATCCTCAAACTCAAGTCCCGCATATTCATCTTCTTCCAAAACAATCTGATGCTGTTCAATCGTATATTTACTAGTAAATTTATCATTTAAACGAGATACCCATTTTGTTATAGTCGGAGTATTATCCGCAGAAAATGCGAGTTTATAACTACCATATTTATCGTGTTTATCCGTGACCCTACGGCGTGTTCCAAAACAATAATACTTATCTTCCGATTCATCGAAAATAATAATCAGACGGCTATCAGAGACATAATTGGTTTCATGTGGTTTATTATACCCAGTGGTTTTTTCGGTTACTACATCATATTCAGTAAGGTATAGTACATTATGGAGAGGCATTTCTATTGGTGATATAATATATCGGCGCTATTATCTAAATCGTTTTGGAACTATTATTTTTTATTATTGATTATATTTGTTATATCTATGAAAATAAATCATCAAAAAACAATATAAAAAAAGTCGACCATTTCTCTCAAATGGCAACTATACAAACTACACATACTACACAGAATGGTCTTTTATTAACGAATTTAATGGAATTTTATAACGAAAAACCCCGATTATTAAAAATGCTCGGTATTATCAATGGTGAAAATCGTATTTCTTTACGAATTGTCGATTGGTTTGTTACCAATTACGCAAAGATGAATTTCACTGTTTATGAAATGAAAGTAAGGGAGGGATCGGAGGAAACAGTCCGATTTAAAGTCTATCAGGATTATAAATTGAAATTAAAGGCCTATTCGAAAAAGAGATTCGATCCATTTTGTCGTTGGGAGAGAATTACGATTCCCTATGATGAAAATTCGTCGATGGAAACGACGATTGGACAATTGAATTTTTTTAAATGGGCGATCGAGAATAAAATTATTGATTATATTCAAGAGCATTATACTGCGATTGAGAAGGATATGAATGCGAGAAATAGTACATCGAAATCGAAACAGGCGGGGGTTTCAGTGAGTTCGGAATCTTCTGCGGAGTCTTCGACTGATTCTTCTATTGATAACACAAAAACGGATCATACGAAAACGAGGAAAAAAAGAGAAGAACTTTCTGTTTCGGCGTGTAAATGTATTAAAAAGGAAAATGTGAAAATTGTGGTGAAGTTTTCTTAGAATGTTTTTGTACTTTTTCGATTTTTTTATTTTCTCTCATTTTTTCAAAAAGATTATTTATATTTGAGAGAACATTGAATAATTATTTCAAAAGATAGATTTTTCAAAAACATATATAATCCTATTAAATTTATTAGAATAATTAAAGAAGTAGAATTGAATAAATATAATTTACTTACTATTATATTTATATACGCATAATTTGATGCCCATACGTTATATATTATTAGTAATAGGCAAAGATAAAAACTATTAATATTATAATTTTGATTCAGTTCGGGCATCTTATTGATTGATTATTATCTTTTTTTTAGTAAAGATATAATCAATTTTTCATAAATAATAATATTTATTTATGAAATCTCTCAACATCCGATTCTGAATTGTCCAAAACAATTCATTTATTTTAGACATTCAACTAAACTAACCCTAATAATACATCGATATCATACGTATCCTGACCTGCCTTTTCCATATCCTTCTTCTGTTTCATCAGTCTTTTTTTCTCATCTCTTGTTAATTCCTTCGTTTCTTTTGGTTTTTCTTCGATTTTATTTCCAAGAGAATCGAATTTATCTTCGGCCTGGTCTAAATTCAACTTTTTAGAATCCTCCTTTTCTTTTCTCTTTCTCTCTTTTTCCAAGGCTTCAATCATATTATCACCAAATACAGTCATTGTTCCATTTTCCAAGAGCCACTTCTCTCGTGTAATCGCATTATAGAAATCGTCATTATGGGAAATTACTAGAACACCACCTTTGAATCCCTTGATTGCATCCGACAGAGCATTTGTGCTCTCGCGATCGAGAAAATTTGTTGGTTCGTCGAAGATCACAACATGAGGAAGATAGAAAGTAGCCGCTGCTAAATAACATCTCATTTTCTGACCAGAAGAGAGTGCATTTATCTTGGTATGTTGGGCAATTTCTGGCTCTAAACCAAAACTATTCATATGTTTTTGAATCTCTCCCGTAGTCAATTTCCGCTGACCCATCATCGATTCCATTGCTAACTTCTCATCGAATTCCTTGACCATTTTATCATATCCCATTTCGACGAGTTCGCCCTTGGTAAACCATTGTACGAGTTCGACAGTGCCTTCCGATTTCGCCTCGTATTCATGCTCTCTCTTTCCAGCACGTCTAGAACCCAGTTCCTTAATAACAAATGTCTTATTTAGACGGGCCTTTTGTTTAATCGCATCGATTTCCTCCTCTGTCAAGGTCAGCGCATTCTTATTCGCTTGTTCTCTATCCGACCCTAGACGATAACGCCACATGACATATTCAATCGGGGTCATCTGTTTATGCGGATCGAGACATGCCGAAATATTCTGTGGAATATAGGCCATTCTTAAATTCGGATGTCTATCAATAACACCTCCATTGGGTTCTAATTCTCCAACGAGAATTTTTACGAGGGTCGATTTACCCGCACCATTTACACCAGCAATAATAATACGCGCGGCCTGACTGACCTGCACAGTAATACCACTGAGTTGGGGTTTTGGAGCCGTCGGATATTGGAAATAACAGTTCTTCATACTGAGAACAGACTTGGTAAGAGATTTCACACCTTCGAGTGGTCCTGGATCCGGAATACTGAATGAGAGAATCTCCTGAGAAGTCGTCTGGAAATAAAAGGCGGCTTCTGGTTTCTGTTTTACGAATTCAGTGACATTACCGCGATAGACCTTGAGTTTCAGTGTCTCATAATGGATCATATTCGTACAAACTTCGTCCATAAATTTAATATCGTGAGAGATGATTAAAAAGGTCGTATTTTGGGTCGTTTTAATATAGTTTTTCAACCAGATGATACTGAGAGCATCGATATGATTCGTAGGCTCATCCATCAATATCAGGGGATCCGCCGCTAATTTCGCTAAGATCAAATTCACACGCTGGACATTTCCACCCGACAGTGTTGAGAGAGGCGAATTCATCATATGCTCCGTTACATAGAGTTCGGCCAGATTCTGGGCAATCTCTTCTCTTGTTATTCCCTTGGCCATAATTTTCGGATTCTGTGCAATATAATCCAGTGTAATCGTCTCGTGTTTATCCTCTGGAATATGATGCTCAATATATGTAGCCTCGATATCAGGGAATCCCTGGAGCGTCTTATTCGCCATTGCCCGAAGCAGTGTCGATTTACCCGCACCATTATGGCCTAAAATACCATAGGTATGATTCAGTTTAAGTTTCAATGGTGTCTGATGTAGGAGAACCCGAGTACCATAGGCGAGAGAAAACATACAATCGCAAAGATTCTCCTCATTTTCCTCCGGGTCGTATTCATAAACAGTAATCGTATCAATGAGTATTTTAGAAATAGCAGCAGATACAGTCGTACGACTAGTACTATCCGAAATCATTTGTGAAAGATATGGATCAATACATGTTTGATATACAGAAGGATCTCTGATTTCATATTTCACGAGATTTAAAACAAGTTGGATAGAATATTGAAGAGTCGGATCTAGAGAATCGAGAGAAACAGAGGAATCTGTTTTAGAAATCTCATCCGAATAGAGTCTAAAACAAGACTCTCTTGTTACGCCCTCGATGAGTGTTATATTCGCCTGTTCATAGACTTTATTAAGTGTTGTTTTAGACCGAGAGCATACATTACGAACTTCTTCAATTGCGATTTCATTAATACCCTTATCTAAAATCCAGATTAACTTCTCGTAAAAAATACGAGCATAGACGGGATTTTTAATGAGTTTACAGAGAGTATCCATAACCACGGCGGCCTTACGCTGACAAACAACTTTCTTCTCTCGCATCGCACGGACGAGCATTGGTATCAATAAACTCAGGGTCGGAATATCGATATCATTGACAAAGGGTGTCGAGGCAAGGGTCTCTAAGGCTGCTTCTGTCTTGGTCGAAGGATTCATATATCCATCAATCATTGCAGAAATAATCGGCTGGATATCGACATTTTCGATGGTTTTACAAATAGCGACCCAACATTCTTCGACGGCTGTTTTAATTTCTTTTTTCGGTTCCGAGGCGAGAGAAATGAGAGATTCGGTAATTAGATATAAATTCGAAGAAATAATCGATGGATGGATTTCCGCGTATTTACAAATCATTTTCAGACCGAGGATTTTTGCCTGGAATTTAACTCCTTGGAAAACAGTCGAAATTGCCTGGAAAACAGATTCAAATGCGTAGGGATTTATTTTTTGGATAAAATCATTGAAAATAGATTCTACGTTTTGTTGATGAGTTTTATCGGAACCGGTTTCTAATAACGCTGGAATAATCGCGATTAAATCGGGTTCATATCCAACTTGGAATTCTTTTATGAGAGAATGTATTTTCTCAAATGCATCTGTTTGAATGGATAACTCTTTCGAAGATAGACTATTAATAATGCCTTGTGCGACCATTATGTATAGTTAATCGCATTAGGTTTTTAAATATTTTCTAAAATTGTATTTTGTATTTTATCAGGGTTTCATAAATAATATATATTATGTATGAATCTATTATATGAAATCTAGTATATGAAATTTACCAAAGGTTATTACATCTACCAAAGGTTATTACATCTACCGAAGGTTATTACATCTACCAAAGCGGTCTCTGCTCTGGCTCCACATATAACGGTTTCGGTAAGATAAGTGGTGTTCTATCACAAATCGAAAGTTGTGCGATCGGTTTTATCTGTGGAGAAACATCTGCTTTTGGATGAACTAGATTCGTAGATCCTACACCACGTAAAAAGGATTCTACATCTACAGAATTATCCGATAGAAGTGTTGAGGGTAATCGAGAAGGTAAAAGTCCATCACCAGCAAAATGGGTTGTTATCGCCTGACCATTTGCTTGATAGGTATAAGATTGGTGTGTTCGCGAAT